ACAGCAAGGAATGTTGCTGAAGTACCATCAAATACTGTCATAAACCCACCGCTGGTAATTGTCCAGCCAGTGTTGGTTGTAACAACAATCTCGTAGGCTGACGCAAGGTTCACGATTGTGAACTCAAACGAAGTACCTACTGCTTCATCTGTCAAGGCAGCGAGCACAAGTGCGGCTGTTGGCAAAGTGAAAGTTGTATCTTCCGTTGGTGTTGCAACAAACAACTTGCTATCAAGTAGTTGTGCTGCTGTTGGTGTTGCAGCATTAGTGATGGCTACTGCTGTAACCTTCTCTTTTGCTGTAATATAGTTTTCAATACGCTTGCGTGTTACCGCACCGTCTGTGTCGTTTCCTTTTAATGGCATTATATTCTCCTAGTTTTGTTAGTAGTTAATTAAGCGGTCTTTGCAGTAAGTTTGCCTTGCTTCTTACGGTTACGGCAAGTAAGGTTGCCGTAGCACATAATCAAAGCGTAGCGTGCATCCAAATCTTCTGGACGAACAAACTCTGTCTGTTGGAACCACTTAGCCGAGTGACCGACAAGTGTGAGATACTTTGTGTTCAAGAAGAACATTACGCCCGAGGTGCACGAAACATCGTACATTACAGGACTAGCCTTGAACAACAGGTTCTGGAAACCAGCATCTGCTGTCTTGGTGTCTGTGTAACGAAGGTTCGGTTGCAACAGAGCCTCATACTTTTCGTACAGTGTTTGTGTTGTCAAAACCACATCTGGGTGGTCGTTGCCAACAGAAACAGTGTTGTAAGCAGTTGCCATTTGAGCAAGAGTCAAAGCAGTTGCAGTGTTCTCCTCGTAAGAAGCCCAAAATGAGTTACCTGAACCTGCTGGGTCAATGTTGCCCAAACTTCCAGTGGCTTCAACAATGTTACCCAAACCGTTCCAGTTCTTTGAACTGTTACCAGTTCCGTCACCGTAGAACATTGTGTTGAAACCTTCACGCATTGATTCCTCAGCCTGCATGATTTTGGCTTCAAGAAGGTTAATGATTTCTTGTTCACCGTTGTTCTTGGCTTCTTCAATACCGCTGATTGAGATTGAACCAGCATATTGCTTCCAATCGTATTCAGCAGCCGAGATACCAGCCTGTGGTGTCAATGAAATCGTGTCATAACCCGAGTATGAACCGATTGTGTCGTTTGTTGCATACACAAGTGGTTCAACAATCTTTGTACCACCATTAAGCATGCGGATGCGACCCTTTTCGTTCAACATGTAAGTCAGCGGACGAGCCGTGAAAATGTTGTCTGTCAATTGGTCACGATAGTTTGCGAGCGTTGTAGTGAGCAACGCATCAAAATTGCTGTTACCAGCCATATTAATTTCTCCTAAAAATAGTTGTTAATAAAATGATTATAGTTCTGCCCCAAGTTGCCGTTTAGCAGCAGCCCAAGCATCACGAACATTGGTAATAGCCTCAACAGATTCAGTAGTTGTACTAGCAGGATTAGACCCGCCAGCAACAACAGCAGCCTGACGCTTAGCATCAACAACCGACTTCTCGGTTTGTTGTTTCTTTGCTTCAGCCTGTTTTTGAATGTTTTGTTGTGCCATAAGTTTGTCAAACATAAGTTGCTTATATGTTCCCTCTAAATCGGTTGTGCCAAGCCGCAAAGCGGTTTGAACAACAGTCGGAACATCAAAATCGCTGTAACGCTGCTGAAGCCTTTGAACTTCCTTCTCAACCTCCAACTGGGATTGATATTCTTCAAAAGATGCAACCCGCCTGTCCAGTTCACGCATTTTCTGTTCCTGCGGGTCAAGTGACTGAAAATCATCAACCTCATCAGCAACAGCGGCAGCCTGTGCACGACTAATGTTATAATGCCTAGCAAGTAGGTCAATAGTCGCCTCAGGGTCACGCTCCAAAGCCGCTTGAATAGTGGCAGCATACTGCATTTGACTGCGTTGCTCTGCCAACTCTTGCGTCTTACGAGTGTAATCAGCCTGTCGTTGATAACCAGCAAGCGCTTCCGACAACGGAACTTGTAGTTCCTCACCATCTAATTTGACTTTAACTACATGATTAGCGTAGTTTTCTGTCTCCAAATATGGCGTATCAGAAACTTGCGTTTCCATTCCAACATCTTCGGTTGTCCCAAAATTGGGGTCCATGTTTTCCTGTGTTGCGATTTCATCGCTCATTATATTTCTCCAAGAGTCCGTAAAAAATGGTTGCTCTCATCAATAGAATAGGCTGTTCCCTAGAGGGTTGGAGGTTGTCCTGTCTCTGCACCAAGTTCAGGTTGAGGAGGTAACGGCATCCCCTGAGGCACACCCTCAGGTGGCATACCGCCCTCAGGTGCGCCCATAGGCGCACCAGCAGGCTGTGGAGCCATCATAAACTGCTCAGGAGACTTAACACCGAAACCGAACTGCAACACATGTGCAGCAAGTTTACGCATATCAATCACACCGATGCTCGCAAACGGAGCCATAGCATCAACCATCTGCAAAGCCATCTGACGGCGGAACGACTCGTTTTGCGGCTGGGTAGAACCAGCCTCAACCTCAAAATCAAAATCACCCTCAAGATACTCACGGTCATAAGTAATCCAAACCTGCTCACCGTTCTTAGCCGTAATACGAGCAACCTGTTCACCAGTCATAAACTGCTGTGTTAAAGCCACAAGCCGTCTAGCAACCTGTGCCACAGACTGTTCAACCATAGCCAACTTGTCGGCAGTTCTGGCGTTTGCGGCATCTTGAAGCAAAGACGACTCAGTAGCAGTACGGCGAATTTCCGTGCTAGCACCACGCATAAACTCTGACACACCAGAAATACGGTCAATGTCACTAATAATCATATTGGACTGATTATAAAACTCTGGTGGCGTAATCGTTGCTGGCAAAGCCATCATCACATTCGGCAACGGCTCATCCGTGATAACAGGAACCATCACATTATCTTCTTCGGATTCCAAAGCGGTACGACCTAACTGGTCAAACGCCGATTCCTTGTATAGATATTTGCGTGCAAACCGTTTACGATGATTCATCATCTGTGTACGGGTTTCATTCAACTCTTTTTGCAACGGCTCAATAGCCTCAAGTTCACCAATTGGATAGAAAGTATCTGGCACATCATAATCACGCAACATGACAAACGGATGACCAAAAGAATACGGCATCTTCATCGGTTTAACCAAAAACTGTTCACCATCCTCAGCGAACACACACATCGTTTTGTTGGCAATATCGTAATACTCCCAAATTTCCGCATAGCCAGCATTCTTGTCATTTACCTTACGGCGGCTAGGGTCATCCGAATAGCGGCTAACAGCCATAACACTCACAGCCTCACGGGCTGTCTTGTTATAGCGTTTATCTGATTTAACTTCACTCAAAGGACGGCGAATGCGTTGAGCAATCCAACGCATATCATTCATACTGGTTGCGTCAGCATCAACAAACACATCCATCGGAGACACCCGTTCAGCAAACGGTGAATCCTCCAAAATCACAGAATTAGTAGTAGATTCTCCACCTTCAATCGGGTCAGAAACATCACCATCTTCCCCAATCATTTCTTCTTCAACGAAACGGTAACCAACCTTAATCCAACCATGACCATACATAATGAAATCTTTGACCGCACGGCGGAACTCGGTTTTAATATCACGATGCCTCCACCAATAGTTCACAACCGCTTCAGCAATAATAGCATTAGCAGCATTCTCAGGCTTAACAGCATTAACCACAATTTTTGGATAATTAATAGCAATGCTAGGGGCAATAACATTGATGGTAGAAAACACAATGTTAATCAACAAACGGTCCTCGTCACTATAATGCTCATAATGACGACCCTTGTATAAGTCAGTTAAACGCTTCCAAGTAGCGTCATAACCATCATTCTTACGCCACCTCTTAGAAAACTCTAGTTTCTGTTTATATTGCTTAAGATACTCTGATGTTGGTTTCCGTGCCATTATTTATCCTTGCCTTTATGCCAGCCAATATGTTCATCCAACTTACTACCAACCTTGTCCACTTTGTTAGCAACCTGCTTCAACAACTGTCTTGCTTCTGCATGTTGTTCACTATTTTCGCTACGCATCATACTTATTAAAACCAC